AGATATTTCTCTGTTTTATCAACTTCAATACCTAACCAAGATAATCCTGTTAATAAAACTTCTCTGTAAATTAATATTCGAGTTGCAATTTTTTTAAGTCCTTCTGCTCCGTGATATGCAGCATAAAATCCTGCCATATTTGCAAGTAAAGCTTGTGCAGTACAAATGTTAGATGTTGCTTTATCTCTTCTTATATGTTGTTCTCTAGTTTGTAGTGCTAATCGTAGTGCTTTATTACCTTGAGCGTCTACAGACTGTCCTACTATTCTACCAGGTATTTTTCTTTTATATTTGTCTATTGTTGCAAAGAAAGCTGCGTGTGGTCCGCCAAATCCCATTGGTACACCAAATCTTTGCATACTACCAACTGCAATATCAAATCCCATCTCTCCGACAGGTTGCATTAATACCTGTGCCATTGGATCAACAATCGCAATTTTCATACATTTACAAACTTCTGCTAATCTTAATAATCCACTTCGATGTCTTAAATTACCATGACTATTTGGTAGTTGTACAATAACTCCAAAAGCATCAGTAAAAAAAGCGATTGGTATAGATGCATCAAAATCAATTTTAATTATATTGATACCTAATGGTCTTGCTCTCGTCTGTAATACTTCTAGTGTTTGTGGGAATAATTTATCATCAACTATAAAATCTTTTTTCTTACTTTGACTATGTGCAAGTAACATTGCCTCTGCAGCTGCAGTTCCTTCATCTAACAATGATGCATTTGCAACTGGTAATCCAGTAAGTTCTGTGATTAATGTTTGATAATTAAATAGTGCTTCTAGTCTACCTTGTGATATTTCTGCCTGATAAGGTGTATAAGATGTATACCAAGCAGGATTCTCGAATACATTTCTTTGTATTACTGGTGGTGTGATGGTTCCATAATATCCTTGACCTATCAAACTTCTCTTAACAATATTATGAGAAGCAATATCTTTTAATTCTGCAAGTGCCTGTTGTTCACTACAACCCTTTGGTAAGTTGCTATCACCACGAAGTAAAATTGAATCTGGCACAATCTCCCTGACTAATTCATCAATGGTAGATAGACCTAAATCAGCGAGCATCTTGCGTTGCTCTGATTCAGATGGTCCGATATGACGTTGAATAAATTCTGACATACTATCCACTAATCATTTCCTCATCCATAGTTTTATTACGAATGATAATTGTATTACTATCATAGTCAGGATAAAATTCTATGATATCATCATTATCCCAACACATCTCTTCGTAGAGCATATTAAGTTTTTTCATGTCTTGATACATGTCTGATGGTCTTTCGTCCATTAAAATACTCCTGTATTATAATTAAAGAGAAGTAATTCTTTTCTTGTTTTTTGATTTCTCATATACTCTCCAACTGAACGCATAGTATATGTCAAATCAAATTCAGCACAATTCCAATCTTTAAATCTATCTTTAACTAATTGGTCTGAATTGTAACTTATAAGCATCTCTGATTTATATATTTCACATCTTTCTGCGAAATCATCGTGGTTAAACTTTTTATGCATAGAACCCTTCTTTCCATACAAATTATCCTTGATATCGTATGGTGGGTCAAGGTATACAAATGTTTTTTCTCCATCTCCTAACATATGACGATAATCGACATTTGTAATGTACCAATCTTTAATTAACTTACTGTAAACTGGTAACTTATCAATACCTCTCATTGAAAAGTTTGCATCACTCGCTTGTTCCGAAAATGATGATGATTCAGTAAGTCCACTAAAAGAACATTTGTTAATAATATAAAAACAAACTGCACGGTCTTTATCTGTAATATCAAGGTCATATAATTTTTCTTTTGCATCTTCAAACAATCCTCTTGCAGAACCACGATCAGGAAATCTTGATTTTAATTGTTGTAATTCACTATGTACATAATCTCCATTAACTTGTAACTGTAACCAGAAATTATATAACGGTTCATACAAATCATTTACAACAATTTTAAGTTTAGGATATTTTTTTGTAATATGTAATGCTACACTACCACCACCTAAAAATGGTTCATAGTATACGTCATAATCTCTAAGGTCTGGAAAGAATGGATCCATCTTTTTGCAAGCACGAGACTTGCCACCAGGATAACGTAGTGGTGTTTTAAAAGATTTTAGAGACATTAATCAATTGATTCCCAAATAATATAATCATCTGGATCTGTCATTGGCATATAGGGTGATCTATTTCTACCCCTATTTAATTCTTCCCATTCCATTTTGATTTCAATTATTTCAGTAAGGTCTTTTACTGAATTAGACATTGATTGATATCCTGCACCAACAAAAATTTGTCCTGCCATCACAGCAAATGTGCAAGCACCCCAGAAAATATAATACTGATAGGATTTGATTTGTGCTTTAGTTTTAGCAAAAGTTGATTTAGTCATTATAAAATTAATTTTTTAGTAGGTGTTGATATTTTACCGAACATAGATTTATATTGTTCGATGATTTCTTCTTGAGGGTCTCCGATGTAAACTACATATTTTTTAGTAATTTCAATTTTATCCTTTTGAAGTAAAGGAGACCAAGGAGCAAATGCTATATTTCCTTGTTGAGGTGATGGCACTGCCACTATTGGGTCTGTGATTACTATTGAATCTGTAGACTCTTCAACGATGTCTGCAATGACATCTTCACCAGACCACATACGAATTAATTTAACGGTCATTTTTAATTAATAATAATTTTATTATAGCACACTTGAGTGTAAAGTCAATTATTCAAAAGGTAAATGTGGTCTATTAAACTTTATTCTAAATTTCCTTAAAAATATATCGATTGCAAAATCTCCTCCACCATAACAAAGAATACAAAACGCTCCACCAAAGTATAGTATTAGAAGTTCGAGTAAGTAGATATTAAAACCTGATGTAGCAACTGCGTGATATATTGCAACTGATATTGTTCCAACAATAGATAATGCACCAAGTCTTGTAAGCAATCCAAAAATTATTAACCAACTACCATATATTTCAGAGTAGGCAGCGATGTAAGATAAGAATATTGGAAATGGTAATCCAAGAGGTCTTACAAAAGCATCTGCAAAATTTTCTATGTCTGCTGTTTTTTCGTATCCGTGATGTATCAACATCGTTCCTATTGATAATCTTAATATCAATAAACCAAAAGATTTAATCATTTGAATTCACACTCCACCATAATTTCTGTTAACGCTGCCAAAAGATTAATTTCTTGATCTGCGACGAACGCAATTTGATACTGATATTTTGCAATAATAAGGACAGCAGCAGGTATACTGCGATGCTCCAAGGAATCATATAAGCTATCGTAAATACGACGCAATAACATAGAAGTGTCGTTGTCCAAGTTGGCAACAACCCACTTACGAACTTCCGAAAAGTTTTTTTCTTTGAGATTTTTAATGAGATCATTTACTGCAACATCAGAGAATACCGCTAATATACCACTATCTATTTTTCCACTAACTGAATATCTTTGACACTCATTTAACACTCTTCTCCAATCTGGAAAATGTTGATTTATTAATTGTGCTACAACTTTCTTATCTGTATCAATCTTTTCCTGTTCAAGAATATTTGTAAGTCTTGAAAAGAATTGTGTTGCTATTGTTGGTTTGTCTTTTTTATTAATCGAGAAATCGACAACAGTACACCTACTATGTAAAGGGTCGATAATTTTGTTTTTGTAGTTACACGTAAAGATAAACCTGCAGTTTTTGGAGAACTCCTCAATAGACGCTCTGAGAAGGAGCTGTACATCGGAAGTGGTATTGTCTGCTTCATCAATGATGATGACTTTATGTTTTGAGTCACTTGTAAGAGAGACTGTAGATGCGAAATTCTTTGCATTGTTTCTAACTGTGTCTAAAAATCTTCCTTCATCAGATCCATTGATGACATAACAATCTACACCTAATTCATGGCATAATGCTTTTGCAACTGTAGTTTTTCCACAACCTGCAGGACCTGACAATAAGAGATTAGGAATCTCTCCTTGTTTAAGAAACTGCAAAAAGGTATCTTTGATACCTTGTGGTAGAATACATTCTTCAATCTTTTTGGGTCTGTATTTTTCAACCCATATAAAGTCACTCATTAATTATAACCAACTTGGTTTTCTTGAAGGATCACGCAGATAATTTGATGAGACCCATGGTTTAGATCTTATATAATACTTGTAAGCAGTGAAGATGTCAATGCTTGTATCATACTTAAACTGATCTGGTCCTGCAAATGCAAATGATTTTGGTCTATCTAAAGTAAATGGAATAAGATGACCTGCTTCTAGTACAGCTTTCTCACAACTGTGAACTTTACCATATCTATGAGTATACTCTTCACAAAGTGCCATTGCATGCGCAACTAACCACCATGCATTAATGTTAGATTCATTTGCCCAGACAGTGCAAGGATGCCCTCTAAATGCTCCTTTGTCTGTAAAATATGCTGTACCATCTTTCTTATGTAATTCACCATAACCATGTCCCCATTTCTCAGAACAGACTATGGCAAGCATTTGACAAGATTCTAATGGCATCTTGACAATATGTTTATCAGGTAATGATTGTGCTGATACTGTTGGTGATGGATCAGTTACAAAAATGTTCATTCAGATGCCCTCCATTCTTTTCTCATTATAACATACTTTTCATCATATGCAGCCTTATCTCTTACTTTTTTGAAAACAGTTGCAGCACGGGACTTTTCACAGTGTAGTGCGGTTGGCGACTGCGGTGATATGGAACCATCGCTAGCGTACTTCTTTCCACTAGGATGATTTGCATACCTACGGGCGCGAGTAAATCCCATTTCAAGAAACTTCCTTGCCATATCCATTCCAATGAAGTCCTGTTGCTCCTTATAGTCACAAAACATGGAGTAGATTTTATTAGCAGATTTGCGAGCAATATCTTCATTTACAAATCTCCAATGAGAGCATATATCGTTAGTATAAGGGCGAACCAATAACACTCCTTGTTCTCCCCTTCCAATGCGATAAAGTTTGCGGTTTTCCTCAATTGTAAAATCAATTGTCTTGTAATCGAGTCCATAATCAAATTCTTTCATAACCAATTAGATCTATCACATCCCCATCTCTTAACTTCCATTGAGTGAAAACGGGTCTGCATATATTGTATCACAGATTTGTAATCTGTATTTGGTTTGCAAGAGAATAAATCGCATCTAGCAATATCATCCTCTGGCCAGGTGTGTATACTAATATGACTCTCTGCAAGTAGAGCATAACCAGTAACACCATAAGGTTGAAATTTGTGAGTATCAACCTTTAACACTTCCAGTTTAGCAACCTTTGCTGCTTCTATCAAGGTATTCTTAATATATTCTTCATCATCTAATGGATGAGTTATAAGGCATTGTTTCAAATCAAATAATACGTGCTTCATAATTAAGCAAAACCTTTAGATTTTTTCTTTGGTTTATCAATAACGTGGATAACTGTTCCTTCAAACCAAGGTGAACGACAATTATTCCACCAATATTCTTGAACCTCATCCCAAGATTCTACCACAAAAGATTTATTCTGACAAACTATCTTATAGTGATGACGATCATAAGGTATATCACTTGTTTGTGAAAAATATCTGGGATCAGTTTTTTCAATTAAATTAGTCATCGTGATCATCCCAAGGATCAGTTAAATTTTGGTTTGCAAAAAACCCTTTATATATCCCATAACCTGCTAACAGTATTGTAATTACTGCTATTGAAATACCAAAGGTATAATTAGGATCAAATGTAAAATGTGGAATGAGTGTATCAGTACACTTAGCAATCTTTTCTGGATCACTCCAAGTACCAGGTAAAGTATATACTGGTGGGCATGCTGAAAAAATCATAGGTTATAACCAATTGGGTTTACGAGATGGGTCACGAAGATAATTATCAACGACCCAAGGCTTTGATGCGATGTAACGCTTGTAGGCAGTAAAAATGTCAATACTTGTATCATACTTGAACTGATCAGGGCCTGCAAAGGCAAACGGTGTTGCTTCTTTGTGACATAGTAATGTCTTTCCTGTTCTTTGTTCAAATACTTCTTCTGCTGCATTCATCGCAGTTTGACAAGAATGAATCTTGTTGTATCTGTTCTCATACTCTTTAAGTAATGCAAATCCGTGCTGAATCAACCAAGCAGTATTAGCAATACTCTGTGCTGCCCACACAGTACAAGGATGTCCACGGAAAGCACCCTTCTGAGTATTGTAAGGTGTTCCGTCTTTCTTAGGTAATAAATCATCACCCCAAGCAAAATACCACTTGGAATAGACCACTGCCAACATCTGGCAAGTCTCAAGTGGCATCTTTACAATATGCTTATCGGGTAAGACTTCTGCTGACACAGTTGGGTCAGGATCGGTCACAAAAATGTTCATAATAAAAATAATAAAAAAGTAAGAAGTTGACCTTGTTAAAAACGGGAGAAGGCAACCCGCAACTTCCTACACATTTATTATAACACGAGATTTATATTTTGCCAATACTTTTTCTGATATCATCGTGTAATCTTTCAACTGGTGTTTTTTCTTCTTGAGTAAAATAATCAGAACAAGAACAAACTAAATTACGATCACCATAAACATTATCAATTCTACTCACAGCAGGCCAGAATTTTTTCTTTGGTTGATTGGGGAAACATGCTTCTTCTCTTGTATATCCATGTGTCCACTGACCACAAACTTCAGATTCTGTATGTGGAGAATTTTTAACTATATCAGGGACAGTAAATATTTCTCTTTTTATTTTTTCCATCGCATTTGCAAATCTTTTTAATTCATCCAATGATTCACTTTCGGTTGGTTCTACCATCATAGTATTTGTAACTGGCCAGGATAATGTAGGTGCATGAAAACCATAGTCCATTAATCTCTTCGCAATATCTTCTGCTGATACAGGCAAATTACGACAATCAAAAATACATTCATGTGCAACTCTACCATTCTTTGCTTTGTATAATACTTTAAAATCAGAATCTATTTTATGTGCTAACCAGTTTGCAGATAGTAAGGATATTTCACTTGCCTTTCTCAATCCATCACCACCCATCATTCTTATATACATCCAACTGATTGGTAATATACTTGCACTACCTTGAGGTGCTGCTGATACTCTTTGATTCATAAAAGGAACTAGATGTTGTGCAACACCAATAGGGCCTACACCTGGCCCTCCACCACCATGAGGAATACAAAATGTTTTATGTAAATTAAGATGGCATACATCTGCACCATAATCACAAGGTTTTGCGAGTCCAACTTGTGCATTTAAATTTGCACCATCAAGATAAACTTGACCACCATTATCGTGTATGATTTTACAAATATCTCGAATGTTAGTTTCAAAAACACCATGAGTTGATGGGTATGTAATCATCAAAGCAGAGAGTTCAAAAGTATTCATAATTGCTTGTTTCTCTAAATCTTTAATATCAATATTTCCATCATCATCACATTTTACTGGAACAATTTTCATACCTGCCATCACTGCTGATGCAGGATTTGTTCCATGTGCACTTGTTGGAATTAAACATACATTTCTCTTATCATCACCACGACTTTTATGATATTCTTGAATTGCAAGAAGACCAGCATATTCACCTTGAGAACCAGCATTTGGTTGTAAATTTATATCTGCAAAACCTGTAATATCACACAACCATTCTTTTAAATCAAATATTATTCTTTGATAACCATATGTTTGAATCTTAGGGGCAAATGGATGTATGTTTGCAAACTCAGGCCAAGATACTGGCATTAGCTCTGCTGTTGCGTTTAGTTTCATCGTGCAACTACCAAGTGGCATCATACCATTTACTAAAGAAAAATCTTTTGATACTAATTCATAGATGTATCTCATCATATTTGTTTCACTACGATACTTATGAAATACTTCTTGTTGTAACCAAGGTTTTGTTCTTTCTGGTATATTTTACCACTTGTAATTTTTTTGTGATTCATAAACATGATCAATTGTATCTGAACGAGAACTAAAAGTAATTAATGATCTAAGAATATCATGCAATTCAAGTAACGTTGTTTGTTCATCTATAGATAGAGTTAACCAACCATCCTCATAAATTGCATTAAATTGCTCACTAAAGAAATCAAAAAATTCTTTTTCAACTTTGACACGTTGCCCGAATAAT